GGACCTGTAAATTTCTTTAAAATATTCATCGACACACTTAAACACAAATGTCTTTAGATTTTTTAACTCTGGATAGCTTAATACATTAGTGCTTGCACTTGATGTATTTCCCTCGTTTGATCGCTGCTCTAAATTACGCAAAAATATCAACTCTGTTTCCGTGAACTCTTTGTCGTAGTCAAAAAACCCAACTGATACAGGAAACAAAGATTGCAATTTCATTTGGGATTGCTCTTGTGCAAGACTAAACATTTAAGCCGCCTTAATTTGTAAGCACTTTTTGGATGGCTTCCAAGTCTTTGGGCAACCAAATAGTATTTATCGAATCTTCAAACGCCTTCATTTTTTCTTGCGTCTTTTTTATTTCTTCCATTGAAGGTTTTGGTCTAGGGTCATCCCACCAAACAATTTCCCGACCATTGAATTCATATCTAGCGTTTGGCCGAAGTAATGTAATGGCCACATCTACACCTGTAAATCGATAAGTTGATTTCATAATTAAAAAGTTATTGTTCCGGTGCCTGTGAACTTGTAAATACGAAAGTTACCGCTTGTCGTTACCGTAGGAGAGCCTGTTGTGCTTGCAGCAGTGAAAGCAATTGGAATGCGACAAATTACCACGCCGCTGCCCCCGTTAAACCCACCCGGAACTTGAGGTGCTGGGTTACCACAAAAACCACCACCCCCTCCACCACCACCAAAATTTGCAGTAGCGGCAGTACCAGCAGTACTTGGACTGGTTCCATTCCCAGCGTTTGTACCACCAACTCCAGCATTAGCCCCTCCACCACCGCCAGCGTAAGATTGCGATGAGCCTGTAATACTATTAGCAGTAGCCGGTCCACCATTATTTGCGGTTGTTGGCCCACCAGCCCCTCCAGAGCCACCACCACCGCCCGAATAATAACTCGGCGCATCAGTGCCTGACGCACCATTGTTACCTTGTGAAGGGGTTGTTGATGGTGTATTACCAGTCCCCCCGCCTGCAACTGGCTGCTGTCCACCACCACCACCAGAGCCACCGTTAGCCCCTGCGCGACCGGGGTAATCTCCACCACCACCGCCAGCAGTTGCTGTGTAGCTAATGCCCGTACCAATAAACGACGAATCCTGACCTCCACCACCAAGTTCGGATGTGCAACTTGTATTTGGCGCGGCTCCAGAACCGCCACCACCAACGGTCGCGGTGTACGCCGTACCTAGTGTCGGGATTAACGCAGAAAAATACCTATAGCCTCCTGCACCACCGCCCCCGCCGCCCCAACGCCCGCCAGCGCCGCCACCCGCAACAACGAGTAAATCCATTGTTAGGCCCGACGAGGTAGCCCCAAGAAGCATCTGTAAAATTCCAGTCACGATACATTCCCCGTTACAACACAAACTGTCCCAGAAATAAACAAAATTGTTGCTACGCCACGAGTTGCAAGCGTCATCGTAGCTTTATCAGTATCTGTTCCAGCAATATATGCTGTCGTGATCGTACAGGTGATTGTAATGCCCCCTGTAGTGTTATTAAAGATGGAAATGACATCACCTTCACTAAACGTGGCGTCGGGAATAGTGATTGAGCCACTTGTGCCGACCTGAACATACTTGCCAACATCGCCCGTGGCTAATGTGTAGCTCGTGGTTTTAGTGCCGACTGCTGGCGCGTTTAAGTAACCAAGCGTTGTGCCATCAGCAGTTGGTAATGTTTGCGTGATGCTACTGCTCGTATTGGCCGATTGCAGGGTGTGACTCCCTGAGCCGCTTGCGTTACCCTTGGCAATTAAATTAGACATCGCTTATGCCCCGTTCAAAATCATCCATTTTTCACCTGTACCCACAGTGACTGTGACGCCCGTGGCAATTGTGACTTCACCAACGCTTAGACCGTTATAGCCATCAGTGATCGTGTAGTTTGATGTAATGGTCTGCTTGCTCTCAAGAATGACTGATGCTGCCGATGTGCCTGAGTAGCCAGAGATGCCACTAAACCCACTGTTACCAGAAAAGCCGCTGATGCCTGAATAACCGCTAGTGCCTGAGTATCCAGAAATGCCGCTGGCACCGCTAAATCCGCTTCTGCCGGAAAAGCCACTAATACCGCTAAAGCCACTCCTGCCAGAAAACCCTGAGATACCAGAAAATCCGCTAGCACCCGAGAAGCCAGAAATGCCGCTAAAGCCGGATCTGCCGCTAAAGCCCGAGATCCCACTAAAGCCCGAGATACCTGAAGCGCCGGAAAATCCAGAGATGCCGCTAAAGCCGGAAGTTCCTGAGAACCCTGAAATGCCTGACGCACCTGAAAAGCCACTGATGCCTGATGCGCCCGAGTAACCAGAAATCCCACTGAATCCTGAAATGCCGCTAAAGCCTGACTGACCCGAAAAGCCAGAAATCCCGCTGAATCCTGAAATCCCACTAAATCCTGATTGGCCAGAGAAGCCACTAATACCCGAGGCACCTGAGAAGCCGCTATACCCCGAGATGCCTGTAAAGCCACTGTAGCCAGAGATACCCGAGAAACCGCTGGTTCCAGAAAAGCCTGAAATGCCGCTGAAGCCTGATTGGCCAGAGAACCCAGAAATGCCAGAAAACCCGCTGTAGCCAGAAATGCCAGAAAAACCCGAGGCGCCACTGAATCCTGAGATCCCACTAAAGCCACTAAACCCTGACGTTCCTGAAAAGCCGCTTATGCCTGAAAAACCAGAGGTCCCACTGAAGCCACTAATGCCTGAGAAGCCAGACCGCCCTGAGAACCCGCTGATACCAGAAAATCCTGAGATGCCACTAAAGCCGGAATAGCCCGAGATGCCGCTGAATCCAGAGGCGCCTGAATAGCCACTGATGCCCGAAAACCCACTGGTGCCTGAATACCCAGAAATGCCAGAAAAGCCTGACTGACCAGAAAAGCCACTGGTTCCTGAAAAGCCACTGATGCCACTAAATCCTGATTGGCCGCTGAATCCTGAGATTCCTGAAAAGCCAGACATGCCTGAGAAGCCTGAGTAGCCGCTAATCCCAGAAAAGCCGCTCCTACCCGAGAATCCACTCGTGCCTGAGTACCCTGAAATGCCAGAGAACCCTGAAAACCCTGAAATGCCACTAAATCCGCTGGTGCCACTAAAGCCACTGATACCCGAAAAGCCTGAATAACCAGAAATGCCACTGAATCCAGAGGCGCCAGAAAATCCGCTTGTGCCTGAAAAGCCTGAAGTGCCAGAAAATCCGCTTGTTCCCGAATAGCCGCTGATGCCAGAAAAGCCTGAGTAGCCTAATTGGCCAGAAAATCCACTAAAGCCTGAGTAACCCGACGTTCCTGACGCACCCAGTGCTGCAGTCCAAGCACCGTCCACCACACCTTCAAAGCGTTTGAGCGTGGTGTTATACCGAAGCATCCCATCCTGAGCACTTGATCGCTGTCCTGTGGTGCCAACAGGTACAGTCATGGACCCAGTGCCAGGCATGACCGGGTTATTGGCCAATCCCACCGTAGGATTGCCAGCATTGCCCGTGCCGTTGGTGACTGATGTCTGATCAGGTACGCCTTGCAACTCCACGATGCCGATCGTGTTGGTGCTGGTACGCACCACCAAACCTGTGCCAGAGGACTGCGCCAGTGCTAAAACAACGCCTGAAAGTAAAACTGTTGGGTTGCCAGCAACGCCATCGCCATCAGTGATGCTCAGACCTGCCGTTCCGGCTTGAATAGAGCGGCCTGTAAGCGTTGTCGCGCTCGTCTTGACCTGAATACCCGTCGAGGAATTAACGAGGCTTGCAGGCGCTCCTGTGAGGCTTATAGCCAGGGTTGAGCCAGGACCGTTATCTGTCAGTGTGATGCCGCCGCCAGTAGTTGATAACTGGCGCGCATCAGTTAATAAGCCCTCAGCAGTTGCCGTAACAAAACTGTAGTTGGTAACTGGGACCGCGGCGATGGCACCGACCGTGGTTTGTACGGTTGTGCCGCCTTGGACTACAGGGACCTGTTCCAGGCCAGTCAGTGGGCCTGCATCGGGCAGTTGCGTAATGGTTTGATTGGGCATGGCTAAGGCGTCGGCTGGGCGTTTATACCATCGACGTTGCCGTCATTTTCAGGCGTATTGGTGTTTTGCTCGGTAGACAAAACAATCTGCTGGATGCCATTGGTCAAAATCTGGTTGGGGTACACCGCCACCGATACATCAGGCCTTGGAAAGCGCAAATTAATGCGCTCTGTTTTGCGCGCCGGCAAACGATACGGATCTTTCTCGTCGCGGCATCCTTCATCACATACCATCAACCCTGGGAAGTTGATGTCAGGCCGTAGTGTGACATGGGCGCGTTTCATCTTGCAGCGATCGCATACCGCAATCGCGATGTCAGCAAGGCCCTCCGTGTCAAGAAAGATCGGCATTTATGACGTATAAACCGAGATATTCGGCGCCAGGTAAATGGGCGACTTATCGCGCTCTTCAGCCTCGGCCAATGCCAGATATTTGCCTGCCTGGTCCTCAAGATACTTGATACGTTCCAACGGTACTTGTGGCAGTTCCATGCTTAGTTGGTGAGCCAGCATACCCACTACAGCCATGTACCAGCGTTGAGGGATTTGTAGCTCATCGGTTAGATCGCCCACATCCATGATCTGCTTGGAATACCACACCACCATTTGCACAAACGGATCACTTGGCACGGGCCAAAGATAAATCTGCGGCTCTGGCACCGTGCGGTTAAACCAAAACTGGTAGGGCTGATTGGCCGTGAAATTCTTGTTGGGCAGGTTGGTGTAATCATCACGATTAAGCCTTGCCATCGTGATTTCACGGGATTGATTGCCAACAAAAAACTCACGCAAGGCTAGCGTTGTACCGCCCGAGGCCTGGATGCGGTAATACTGCACGGTATAGCCAGGCTCAATGTCATACCAGAGCCACTTGTTATCGGTGACAACGACAGTGCCTGGATCGTAAAGCGTGTACCAGGTAATGTTGTCCGTTGAATACTCAAACTTGAAGGTCCAGCTTGCGCTGCCTTGGTTGGCTATGTAAGGCAGGATACCAATTGACCCAGCGTAAATTGGATCATCACTGCCATAGTTGATTGCGATGTAGCCGTTTGGCGCCGTGTTGGCGCAGTAAGTATTGACGTTGTTGTCAAAGGCTAGCTGAGCAGTTCCCGATGATGCGGTCCAACCTGCAGCCGTTGGTGGCTCAGGCCGCTGCATGGTCCTATAAAGTGCGTTAAGGACATCATTAGCGCCAACAGGCAGTGTGTAAATGTATTGATCGGCGTTAAGGCCATATACCTCTTTTTTGATGGCCCAATACTGTATTCCGATGTTGATCAGATTGGTCAGCGTAAAGCCCAGTGACTCCCGTGCTGTGAGTAGCTGCTCGCTGGTTAGCTCTTCAGCAAGCTTGCCACATCGACGCGCTGCATGATCAATGATGGTCTGAACATTGAAAACCTGACCGTAGGTATCGGAATAAGACATATCACCATCCTGGGCAATTCCAGCGCTTCATCGAAGCCCTGGCTCGAGATCCACGCTCAGACTTTCGAGCCACTGGACCCATGCGTGCGCAAAACGAGTCACGCCTTGGTCCTCCCTGGGGCTGTGGAGCCTTCAGGTTTGATCCTGTTTCTCGGTTGTACTTCGCTCTACCCTTGGCGGTAAGACCCGCGCCTTGATCTGCCGGAAGCTTCTCACCGCGGCCAATCGCCAGGCTCGGACCGCCGTCTTTAAGCCGTTCAGGAAGTTTTGCATACGATTTCCCTTTCACGTTGGACTGCGTAAACTCTGCAGCCACATCAGGTCGAATGCCTACTTTCTTGGCAAACTTGGGATTGTTCTCAGCCGCTTTCATCAGCCGGAACTGCGCTTTAGTCTTGGCAGGCATTTAAGCTATCTGCCCCATGGTAACAATCAACGAAGGGATGGCCGGGTACGCAGGCGTCACACTTGATGGCAATGCTTCAAGCGTTACATCCGTTGATTCAGGCAGCCAAAACAACTGCACATAGTTGGTGGCGTTCAAATCTAAGTAAAAATTCCAGGCGGCCACCGCAAAACCAAAGATGCCTGCATTCTTACGCGCCGGCACCGTAACTTGCGTCGATGAGTTGGCAAGATCTGAACCGTTGACCTTCATCCAAATCGTGACAATGTGCTGCTCGTTAGCGACATTCTTGAATTGGGCGCTGAACTGAAAGTTATAAATGCCGTCATTGGGCACCGTAAAACGGCTACTGCTAACCAGGGTAATGCCATCGGCAATATCCGTAGTGTTGCAAGTCATGGCCGTGCCAGCGGTGGTGCTTCCCGTCTGATCTAGGGTGCTGCTAAAGCCGCCATAAGCTGCGCCAAACGCGCGCAAATCACCGATGGTTGATTGCACATTCGCGCCACTTTGCACTAACGGCACAAGCTCTGCGCCCGTCAGCGTTGCGGCTGCTGGCATTGCGCTAATTTTCTGGTCGGCCATTATGATTGCTCCAAAACAATTTTGCTGCTGTCTTCTTGCAGCACATACCCTGGCGTTGTCTCATCCAGAATATAAAACGTAGTTGGCGGAATGGTGCCGTAAGTGTCAGCCACACCATTATCACCAACATCAAGTCCGTAGTCCGTGCCTCCGATGACATTCTGGGCACCAACGCCTAACGCAAAACCGTCTGAGGTGTTGGCTTGATCGGCAACGCTTGAGTAGCCGACAGGAGCCATTAAATCCCCGCTTGAACGATTTTAAGCGTTGCCGTACCAGAGCCTGAATTAACAAGCAGTTTAATAGCCGTTACGGGGAACGCATAGTTGCCATCAGCCGCCGCAACTTCACCCGCTACTGTGGGATGACTGAACCAAGTAGAAATCGTACCGCTGGGGTCGTCAAATGAGTGCTGGACGGTGTAGTCAACCGTGCCTGACACCGTCACACCAAAGCCCACATTAAACGGACTAATATTGGTATTCATGACCACGGTGCTACTTGAGCCGACACCAGTCTTTGAAACCGATTGAACTCTCATCACAAGTCCTTAAAATGAGCGAGGGCCGAAGCCCTCGCCGTTTCAG